ATCCATAATACCGTCCCATATCTTCTTACCTAATCCAGAGGCTGCTTCTTTAAATGCTGACATCCAACTATCGACGACGTTAATAGTACCCCATAGATGTTTCCTTAAACTATCATAGATGTCTGCAAGTCCCGATATACGGTCTTCAATGCCCTCAACCATGTCGTCGGTCGCTTCTTCAAGAAGGCTGGGTGAGTGAACACCTAACCCAGCTAGATAACCGCCGTAGATATCTTTACCTACATCTCGAGCAGCCGTCTCAGCAGGTTTGCGAGCATCTTGTATACCACCTACTATTTCATCACCAATTTCCTTAACCTTGCCGGGAAGACCCCAGAGAGCTTCATCTATACCTTCCCAGATAGCTGTTCCTAAATCTTTGGCAGCTTCTTTTACGTTCGTAACCCAACCTTTGATAGTCTTGATGACTTCTTGAATGAACTCAGCTATAGCATCAGGTAGACCTTCGAACCATTCTTTGACGGCGTCGGTTACATCCCCAGCCCACTCACTGACTCTATCGTAGGCATCTCCGGCCCACTTTACAATTCGATCGTATGTTCTCCTCAACCAAGTTCTAACTGTTGTGAGAACACTTCCTCCCCACTCACCAATCTTTCTTATGGTACTAACAACCCAATCACTAATGGCGGTGTAGGTATTACGTACCCACGCCCTAAACTGTATTTCTGTGTTGTGTTTCCAGTCGTGCATTACCTGGAAGAAACTTCTTATCCATCCCCATATGGTGGAGAGAGTCTCACGTACCCAGGTCCTAAAGATTTTCTCTGTGCTCATCTTCCAATTTGTAGCGGCTCCGATACCTTCCACTACCCAATCCCAAATAGCTTTGGCAGCTCTTCCCAATGCTTGTGGTATATCTTTCCACAGAAACTGTACGAATCTGTCCCAATTCTCTTTTACCGTTTCCCAGGCCCTTGATAATGCAGGTACGACTGTGTTTTGCCAATAGTCGACAATTTCGTCCCAATACTTGTAAATTAGGATAGCTATGCCGGCAATGGCGGCAATAATCCAACCCCACAACGGTATAGCTTTTAGGGCAACTAGTAATGCTTTACCTACAACGAGTAGAGCCGCTTTAAGTTTAGGAGCCAGTGCTACAAGAGCTTTCCCTATCTTAGCGGGTAAGGCTTTTAACCAAGGCAAGAAAGTAGCAGCCCACCACAGTTTTATAAATGCCCACGCCTTACCAAAGAAGAGAGCAAGTTTAGCAGGGATAGCTTTTAACCACGGCACAAATTTACTACCCCACCATAATTTGACGGCGGCCCAAATCTTCGCAAAGAACAAACCAATTTTAGCAGGCAGTGCCTTCAACCAAGGAACAAACTTACTACCCCACCACAATTTGATTATACCCCATAGTTTAACAAACCACAAACCTATCTTACCTAACCATAACTTAAGTTTCAACCACAACCCATATAAGAACAGACCAACTTTCTGGGGTATACCACTTAGCCACAGTAATGCAAGTTTAATACCTTTTAGGGCTGCAGCCCACCAAGCTTTGATTTTACCCCATAGCCAAGAAAGTCCTAAGACTCTCCACAACCATTTAGCGAGAGGTGAAATTATTTTCCATAATAAGTTTCTAAACGCAAGTAACCCCGCGATTATCCAAGGCCACCAACTATCTAAGAACTTACCGAACCATCCGAGACGATCCTTCAAGTCTTCCAGAAAACCACCAATATCTTCCATGGCAGGTGCCCAACTTTTAACGAGGTCCGTCCAATCGGGCAAATCAGTTGGTATTAATGACTCAGGCCAGTCTGGTAAATCCCACTCACGCATTTCATCTCCGGCCTTGCTAGTTTGTTCGGGTATCTGGTAAACCTCATCGAACGCAGCAAGGAATGGCTTAAATGCGTCAGCAGCCTGGTCACCAGCGTCCTCAGCGGCATCCCCAATTTCACCCATTGCTGCAGCTATCTCATCAGCACCCTCTTGCATATCTGGGAAGGGTGATTGGGTTTTAAAATTACCAAACATGTCGTCGATAGCGTCTCCTGCTCGTGACACATAACCTGTAACAAGGTCAAAGTTCCTAAATAGAAGAGCTAGTATGATAAGTACTATCCATAATCTCTTCGCCAAGAACGTAGCAGCAGCAGCTAAGCGCATTTTAGCTATTGTCAATGCTTCCGTAGCAGTTTTTGCTACCATCAAAGCCTGTGCGAAGCCAATGACCAAACCTGCTATACTCTTCAATATAGGCAACTTCATAATCCACGTGACCAACCATCTCACAGCCATCCCGGCAGTGTAGGCAATCATTAGAGTACCAACAGCAGTAGTAAACCTGCGGATGTTTCCTTCTCCGCGCGCTAGGTTCTCCAGGAATATACTAAGCTCGCGGGCAAGGTGTACAATGGCAGGAAGCACTACATACAATACTCTACCTACGAATCGTAACCCATCACCGAACACAGAGATAAATACTCGTCCGAACCTTCTTACAGCGTCCCAAAGAGCTCGCATCGAAGCAATAAAACGTTGTAGTAATTGTCGAGTCTCGGGAGGGAACAACATTAATATAAACTGAGTTCCAAGTTTTAGTAAACCCTCTCTAAAAGCAACAGCCCAATCGAGCATGTCCTTCAACCATACACGCCACTTTTTATACACGTTTTCCATGGCGATGCCGAAGACGTCTTGGATTACCTCGAATAGATCTGATGACAGAGCTCTTACTGTTTGTGCCCCTTCTTGAGCTGCCTCAGCGTAATCCTCAAAGCCTGCTAGAAGAGCTCTAAACATAACGTCGCCAGGTATTTTCATTCGGTTAATTTCAAGCAATTCTTCTTTCGTGAGACCTAACTGTTCCTGTAATATAGGTCCGACGCGAATTCCCTGTCGAGCAAGTCTTCTTAACTCAGACGATGATACAACCGCTGCTGCTTGAATTTGAATAAGAGTTCCGACAAGCTCTTCTAAACTCATACGATATGCGGTAGCAGTACCAGTAAGAATCTGCATTACAGGTTCAATTTGTTGTAAACCAACTCCAGCGATGGTCAGTTCTCTAAATGCTTGAGAAACCTGGGCGATGTTGAATTCGGTATCAAGAGCCCAGTAACGCATTCTATGTGCAAAATAACGAGCCCCTGTATCTGATACTCCCAACAGATATCTAAATGACAGCGCCGCTTCTTCGAAAGCCATCTTTAACTCGTACGCAGCACCAATCATTTGTCTGATGTATCTCAGAATAGTATAGAAGGTTTGTGAGATCAAGATGCCTGAGACAACTCTAAAGGTATCCTTCACATATCCTCTTAAAACCCATGTAACACGGGCGGCTTCTTTCTCCATTGCTCGCCCTGTTCTCTTTGTCTGCTTTTGTATATCCTTACCAGCATCTTTTACAGCTTCTCCTGTTTTCTTTGCTTCCTCTCGAGGTTTATCACCTAAAGCGGTTGATAATTGTTCAGCTGTCTTTTTTGTTTCCGCCAAAGCACTTCTTACCCGTCTGAACGTACTGCCGGCAGATTCGCTGGTTCGTTTTACGGTTTGTTCTAAAGCAGTAAAATCTGCTTGTAAGGCCTTCAGGGTTGCCGATACTCCGTCGAGTTCTCTAAGTGCTGTCAACGTTTCTCTTAGAGATATGTTTAATTCATCTACATGTGATTTGATAGTTGCAAACAGCTGGGCGATCGGAGAAGCATCTAATTGTCCAGCAATCTCAACCAAAGCAGCAAACTGTGCTTGTAAATTTTCAACACCGGCAACATCAGGTATTTGTAGACGCTCCGCCAGTACTTGTCTGAATTCGGACATTCTTTTCTTCGCGTTACCTAGCTGCCTGTTTATACCAGTAAAGATACGTCTAAAACCTTCATGAAACTGTTGAAGTGCCGTTAAATCTGGTGGATGTGATAGTGATAAGAATTGTTTCTGAAAATCGGCAAATTCTTGAAGGTCGGGAGGTCTTGCTATAGTCTGAAACTGTTCGTGCATCTCCCGTAAGCCACTAACAACTTCTAACATTGTGCTTGCTTGGGCTTGTGTCATTTCAAAAGGCGTAGTTAGGGGTTGAGTCTGCAACACCTTTTGTCCTAAGTTGTCCAACTCTACTCCGAGAGCCCTAACAACTTTACCTATCTCTACGAACCCTTGGTAGAGCACTCTCAACCGACCAACTATATCGTTTGTTGCATCCTTACCCGCCGTGGCTACATGCGGGAATTGTAGTTTAAAAGAGATTAAAGCGTCGTTGACACTTGAAACAGCCCCAATCAATCTACCTCTAAATGCTATCTCCTTACGATCTACGTATTTCTCAGTTTCATGTAACAATTCCTGAATACGAAGTTTAAGAGTATTGATATATTTACCAACGCCTGCGATAGCGCCCAGACTTCCCTGTCCGAACGCATTACGCATGGCCGGCCCTACTCTAGCCAACGTGTTTTTAAGCTGAACCATTCGCTCGCCCAATCTTTGGGCGTATTCACTCATTCTACCTAACGACTCTGGAGTAAAATCTACCTGTGGTATAATTATTTTGGTAGCTAATTGCCTCAGAAGCTGTAGGTTTCTCTTTATATACAAACCTGTCTTATGAAGAACGGATTGTAATCTCGTTCCTAAATGGGTCTGCATAGAATCGGCAGCCGTCTTTGCGACGGTACCTACCTGCACTATTCTGTCTCGAAGCCTAACAATATACAGACCGGTCTTATGTACAGCCGGTAGAACTCTCGCCCCAAAAGCCTCAGGAAATATGTTAGATATCGATCGAGCAGCAGCACCTACCTCTGTTACTCTGTCCCGAAGTCTAACGATATACCTACCAAAAGCAGCTATAGTGCCTAAAACCTGTGAACCAAAAGATTGTTGTATCGTCGGTCTTAACGATACAAACTGTTTCTTGAGAGAATCTAACCGTTGCCCCAACGCTGTAATATATTTACCCATTAACGCAACTGCATCGGGAGTCATAAACGCCTGTCTTAAAAGTTGAACTAATCTCTTTACATACAAACCCGTTCTATGGACAGTCGACTGTACTTGCTGTCCCAGAGCACCACGAATATTAGCAGCAGCGGTCGTAGCTGCCGTTCCTACTTCACCTATTCTATCACGTAGTCTATTTATATACAAACCTGTTCTACGAATCGTTTCCTGTGAGTCGCGACCTAAACTCTGGTGGATCACTTGTCCAGTAGCTCTAGCCTGTTTAGATAGCTGCCCAAGCGCCATTGTAGGTTTCGAGCCCATGGCTTGTTCCATTTCCCTACCAGCAGCTCTTACCTCTCTAACGGCGTCTTTTAGATTCTTATTAAACTCAGTGGTTTTGAGGGAGAGTTCTGCAAATATACCTCCAACTCTATTCATTTGTCATCACCCTCCCTCCCTAGAATATAACCTGATCAATGTAAGCAGTTTGTTGTTTTTTCTTCTTGCTGTCAGGATCATTCACCTCAGCATGAACGTCCACGAGCGCTTTGAGCATACGGGGACTAAGGCTCCAGAAACGTTCTTCAGAGAAACCCAAGATAGTAGTACCAAGATAGAAAAGGAGAGGCCAATCCCAAGGATCCTCTAATGGGAACGGCCGCTCTCCTTCTCCTGATCCTTCAAAGGGTCCTCTTTGGTACTATCCTCCGTGGGCAGTGCGGCAGTTAACGCAGCTCCCAAAGTCTCTGAGAACGCAGGCAGATCCTGAATCTCAATCCAGGCACCAACATCCCTAGGCTTCAGGTCTGGGTCTTCGTACAGAAGGCCAGCCCAAATTATAGACCTAAGAGCTTTGATACTGCCTTTCTCTAACGCCTGCATAACCTCGTCAATGGAACCGTAATACTCTTCCAACTCGGCGAACGCGTTCAGATCGAACTTAAGTTTTCGCTTCTTTCCACCCAAGTCTAATTCAACAGGCTTGGGATCTTTTACATCTTTCGCTCCAGCCATGATTCACCCTCCTTTTATTTGGTTTGGCTGTTAGGCTAACGCTCCGGTAGTAAACCAATCTACCACGGGCGCATCGTCCTCATCTTGCACGTATTGGTAGTTGTCATCGAAGTCTCTGCGAACAAAAGATCCATTGATCGTCGGTGTTTGGAAATCAATGGTATCTCCCCTGGTTTCGTGGACTTCTTCAGGCACCATAAACTTGCCCTTGAGCAGCCACACATAGCGGTAGTTTCCGTTAGCTTTGAGAGCCCTAAAACCTAACGCTAACCAGGGCGGAATGTCAGCAGCACTCTTGATCAACTTGTTAGCAACAACGGCATGTCCTAACAGGGCCGCAATTACGTCGATCGGTAAATGAGCCATGGTAAGCTCAAGTTCGATCTCACCCAAGGTTGAGGCTACGATCATAGGACCATCGTCAGCAAACAATGTTTCTGTGGACGGGTTAGGGTTGATATTGGCAGTAATGGCGCCAATAATCCTCTCTGGTGCTTGGTATGCTACACCGATGTCGTTATCTTGGGTCAGCATAGCGTAGTACACATCTCGCAAACCAACTCTTACACTCATCTGTGTTCCTCCTTTCAGTCTCTTTCAGTGACAATGTTCACATTAAAACCATAAACCATACGATTATTCTCGTCGACCCTTAATTTATTAGGCGTATTCATTGCGGATAAAACACCCCATAACTTGTCTGGGTCGACCCAAGTTCGGGAGTCTATAATACTTTCTGGTATAATCAGAGCATTATACACTTCCCATGCCTTCGTCTTCGCCCACTCAGGATCCTCTACAGAACTTCTTACGGAAACTTGAAACCTTCGTTGAGCACCTTCAGAACCCTGAAACGTTCCTAGTCCACCATATTCCTGCAGCACCACCACCTTATCAGGTTTGTCAGGAGTAAAGTCGCGGTAGGTGTCGACGGCATCTCCAGTTACTACACCATTCTCTGCTAAGAAGTTTATGACCTTCAACAGCATATCTGCCAATCAAATCACCTCCGCGGTAGTGCTAGTGCCTGTGCTATACTTCGTGTCAACTCTTCTATATAAGGTCTGACAGCTGCTGTTGTGGGAGCCTCTAAAAACTTCGGAAGTCCTCTAACTAAACCACTAAGTTGTTCATGGATCTCATATACATACAAAGAAGTAGCTTTTCCGGTCACAGGGTTAATAACTGTACTAGTTTCATCAGAGTATCCAAAATGAACAATAATAGTGTCTTGGTAAACAAGGGCTTCGTCTATGAACCGTGAACTAGCTGCGGCACCCGTATCCTTTGGTATTTGTGTTAGTGATTCCGCCATTATGTTCTTAGCACGTTTTTCCATTACATCAGTGGCATTGAGCATAACGTCGCGGTACAGACCCTTGAAGTTAGATTCCAGCCGATTTATAGATCTATTGCTGACTTTTAATGCCATTATAGATGCACCTCGGCATAATTCAGCTTACCCATAAAATCGTAGTAAGGCAAGACTCCTAGGATAGGTGGTTGGCGGCCATTCGGTAAAGTTAAACGACCCATATGTGCCTCCGGATTAACTGTTCCTAACTGACCGCCTCCACCGTTTGAAGCGAGACCAATACGCTCCGCGTCTGTACCAGTAAAAAAGATAGTAAGGTTGGATACGACTTCCTCGCCATTCATGTTACGAACCATCTTCATATCACTCGTCAGGTAACAAGGTGAGGACTTGGCTGCACTATACTCTGGTTGTCCTCTTCCGTCATATCTTACGAAGGGTTCGTAGGATACGACGTGGTTAAGCATTGCTCTTTCAATCTGCTTATCCATTATCCTTCACCTCAATCGAGCGATAGTCCATCAACCCCTTCTTGAAAGCAGGTTGCCTGAGCTCTCTGTCCTTCAGATGCTCTTGGCGATCGATTCCACCAACATACATCCCAGACCCGAGACTTGCTCTGGCCCTTAGTTCAGCCGCAAGTTCGGCAAATGCCTTAGCACGTTGACTTGCATATACGTACTGAGGCCCAAGCCTGTAGTCTATTTGCCTAGCGAACTTTCGGGCGAGCGATTCACAACACCTAGCGGCAGCGGCGAGAATACTGGGCTCTACAGATAGTGCATAGGTAATCTCTTCGTCCGAAACCAGTTGATCAGTGGAGTCTGTATCGCCAATTTCGAAACGAACCATATCCTTGTCACTTGTTTGGGGATCACCACTATAGGTCCAAGCCATTTATCTCACCCCTAACTTTTCTTGCTAGATGTCGCTGCCTTAGCCTTAGGTTTAGGTTTGTTCTCCTCTGCTTTCACAGCAGCCTCTAGTTCCTTCCGTTCTTTAAGAGGTCCTCTGAAAGCATCAACCATTTGGCGGGCAAGCTGCCCTCTTGACTTAGCCCGCCGCTCTGCCATTGCCTTTTTTATACTCGCGTAACTACGAGGATTCAGTTCATCCATCTAAGGAACCCCCTTAACTTACTGCGCCGTTGAAGAAGAAAGCCAGGTCGTCAGCAACACGACGTACGTCGAAAGCCATTTCGCCTTCGAGACGCTCGGTTCCTTGACCCAACCAAGGCATCGCGATCCTTGACATTCTGTTCCCGTATGCAGCAGCACCCATCAAGCCAGCCCAAGTAAAGATGTAACCGGCGGTGGGTTGCTTCAGACCGGGACGCGGAGCAGCATAGGCCAGCAGAGCGTGGTTCCCCAGTAGGAAGTCGGTGTCTTCGGCTGCACCCTTAAGTGCAGTGTTCTGGACTGACCAACCTACGACAATCTTCTCAACATCGAAGAGTTGTGCAAGGATATCAGCCGTAACATAACCTCTCTGGGTAAACACGATACGACCTAAGATGTCATCGTGATTTCTCAGCTGCTCGTATACATTGGCACCTAACACCAGAACGTTGGGCTTGTATCCGGTAAGAGAAGCAATGTTCATCTTAGCAACAGACACGTCTCCGATAGGATCAGAAGCTGCTTGATCCCACTGTAAGAATTCACCAGGTCCGGGGGCAGCGGCAACTCCGTCTAACTCGTTAGTCCAGACACCAGGAATAAAGAACTGGTTGGCCCATACAAGCTCACGCCTCAACAGGAGCTTCTGGGAAATAAACTGGGTGGAATCCACATCTACGTTGAGAGGCTCATCCTGGTTTGCACGATCTTCCTCAGTGATATTTCTGTGGAAAGCATACTTCCTACAGAAGTAGTCCTGAGTTGTGATTTCGTACATACCGCCAGCAGATTCAGTTCCAGGAGCTCTCTGCTCTGCTTCATCACGGAACCAGTCTTCCTTCAAGTACACGAAGTACAGATCGGACTGTTTCTGTACAGGCACTATGGGGAATACCTTATCCGCAACAAACATTTCGGTTGACTGCATATATGCAACACTTACGTTTGTTAACGCCCTATCAATGTGCACCATACCACGAGTCGGTTGTGGCATTCATATCACTCCTTCCTTTTAATTATCACCTATTACGCTTCACCGAAATAACCCAGCAGCATGCAGGTAATCTCGCCAGCAACTGCAGTTTGTAAACAGAGACCAATTTGTTCGTTACCACCCGCAGCGTTCTCAACAGTACCATCATCATTTGCACGCAAGTAGTTACCCCTCGTCGCGTCGCCACCAGCACGCACGAAGCTGATACCGCTCTTCATGACTCGCACCTGCTCGGCTTGGCCGATCGTACAGGGCATCTGTACAACGCCGTGAATCATGTCACCGTCAGCAGCAACGAGTGCAAGAGTGTCGGCAGTGAGCCTTACTACGGAGAACTGCGGAATTGTTGCGGCTACACCATCCCACCATTCACTGTAGACAAAACCTGGAACTTCGTAGGCCATTTACTG